TCCGGGTCCACGATGTAGAAGTAGCCCTCGTAGCCGTTCTCCAGCAGCGGATGGTCGATGACCTCGAGGCGGGCGGAGCCTGCGACGTAGGTCGAGATGTCCATCCCGTAGGAGGCCGACTCGCGCTCGTTGATCTGCAGCTTGCCGAGTCCCCACGAGTTGATCGTGTTGATGACCGTCGAGCTCGCGAGGAGCAGCTTCCGCGTGCGGCCGGCGTTGACCGAGAAGCGGAACGCCTGCGAGACGTAGGAGATGAACTCGGACTCGGTCATCGTCCCACCGGGGGAGAACACGTTGGTCGAGATCGTCTCATCGAGGCCACCGCAGGAGCGGATCGGCTTGGCACCGACCGAGGTGGACTCGGCCTTGCGGCCGTGGAGACCGATCTCCTCCCAGGCGCGGGCGTGGAACTCACCCGTCTTGCGCTGCTGGTAGCGGCGCTCGTCGCCGTTGTAGTGCTCGACCGCCATGTTGGTTCCGGTCAGGTGAACCGTGTCCTTGCGGATCTGCGTGTAGTTCGTCCGCTCGACCTTCACCGTGTGCCTGGCCTCGGGGGCGACGTCGCCCTCCATCTCGGCCGTGCTCAGGTTCAGGAGGTAGTCGTTGTCGGCGAGCGCCGTGGCCGTGCCGGCCCATGCGCGGGTGACGGTGAGGTTGTTTCCGGCGACGCCGGACACGCGGACCACTTCGTCGGTTCGCACGACCTTGACGAGATTGCCCGCCTGGAAGTAGGCGCCGTTGTCCACGGGGATGATGAGGGCCGAGTCGGCGACGATGGCGGTGGCCTGGTCCCAGTAGGGGATCGGCTCGTCCTCCATCCAGCGGACGGTCGTGGCCTTGGCGGGCGTGGCGCCCATGCGCTTCGTGATGATCTTCATCATCGGAGCGCCGGGCGGGTCGTACTGCATGACGTCGGTGCCCATATCGACGACGAGCTGGGCGGCAAGGACCTCGTTTGTGGCGAGGTTCCCGGACCTGATGGTCGGGGGCATTGGACCTCCGTATACGAGACGTGGTTGGTCAACGTCGCCGCTACGGCCTTGTCCTGAGATTGGCCCCGTTCACGGGAGGCGCTAGAGGCTTGTCCCGGAGCCGCCCGAGGAGGGCGTTAGCTTCGATCCTTCTGGTGAGAGCCCTTGTCGCGGTCGTGCTGCGAGGAGCCGCCTACCAGACTAGACCACTAGCCGGACAACTGCTAGTCCGGCTAGTGGTCTGCTGTGCGGCTAGAGGCCCCCGGTCGGGGCGCTCATCTCGCGGAGCTGCTTTCGCAGCGCGTCCTGTGCGTCCTCGTACTGCTGGCCGCGGCTGCCCTGGTCAAGCGTCTCGGTGCCGGCTGACGCGCGGCGCTGTGCGACCTCGGCCTGCTGGCTGCGGGCCTTAACCAGCCCGTAGGCGGCCCACATGCCCTCGGAGTCGCCGTACTTCGAGGGGTTCTTCTGCATCAGGGCGAGCACGTCGTCCGACAGTTCCCGGAAGTCGTCGTAGTTGGCGGCGATCTCTGATGCCGTCTTCTGCAGGTCGGCCGTGTGCTGGCGGTTGGCGAGCGGGTCCACGCGCTGCCCGACGGCCTCCTCGGCGATCGCGCGGGCCTGGTGGAGCACGGCGGCGTTCTGGAACTGGACGAGCTGCGCCATGCTGATCTGACCGTTCTCGTACGCCTCAGCCGCCTGAGCGAGTCCGAAGGGGTCCTCATCCTGCGAGAGCTGCTGGCCGCCCTGCTGCTCGGAGAGCGCGGCGAGGTTCTCGCGCGCGTCCGCCAGCTCGCGTTCCATGTCGGCGCGTGCCGACTGCTCCTTGCGCAGAGCGCCTTCGCCCTCGCGCTGAGCCTTCAGCGCCCCGCGGGGGTCCTTGTCCCACCCGCGCGAGCGGAGGTAGTCGGCGGTCTCCTCGTCGGCGTCAGGCAGCCAGGAGACGAGCGTCTCATCGCCCTCCTGCTCGCCCGCCTGGTCGTCGATCGTGTCCGTACTCACAGGTCGCTACCTCCGATGCCGGCGGGCACCGGGGCCGCCGTGGTGGGCGTGGTGGGCGTGTCGTCGTCGGGTTGCGGATCGTCACCGAGCACGGCGTCCGTCAGGCCGCGCACGACCATCTTGCGGCGCCTGTTCGCCAGCTCGTAGGCGAGCGCGGCCTCCGGGTTGCCGATCGCCTTCGCGGTGATCCACTCGCCGATCTGCTTGCCCGTGGCCTCGTTCCACCCCTCGTGGGGCTCGCGCGCGTTGCGGCTGGTGCCCGCGGCCATCGCGCCTGAGCCGACCTGCACGCCCTGACCGATATCGGGGAGGCGGGTGAACTTCTCGACCGTGTTGACCAGTCCACGCTGCACGAGCGCGTCCGGGTGGGCCTCGAGCAGCGGCATCCAGTCGGCCGGGATGGACGCCTTGAAGTTGTTGAAGGTGATCTCCTTGCCTGTGCCGGGCACGCGGTACTTGCCGTGCTGCGCCGAGACGACCTCCTCGGGCGACTCCAGCTTGATCCGATGCTTCTCGTAGACCGAGAGCAGGTTGATCGTCGTCTCGCTCATTCGTTCGTCGTCTCCTTGTTGACCTGATCGCGCAGGAAGGCGATCCGTTGCGCCGGCCACTCCAGGTTCCCCCTGACCGTCTGGAGTGACGTCGTGGCGGTGATGTACGAGGTGTGGTCGGCGAGCGTGCCCGAGAGGACTTCCCGCTCGTACGAGTCGATGGTCGTCCCGGCGCGCTCGGTGAAGTAGATCCACCCGTCTGAGGAGACCATCGACTCCAGGGCCGCCAGCTCGTCGTCGATGAGGCTCATGCCGCCACCGGAATCGGCGGGCCCACGGGGACCTCCTGTGGGCCGTCAACGGGGATCGGCGGGCCGACCGGCTCCTCACCTGGTGGTGGTCCGCCCATGCCGGGAGGGCCGCCCATGCCGGGCATACCCGGAGGCGCCATCGCGGCGGGGTCCATCAGCACGCGTTCGGGCATCTGGCCGTGCGCTTCCACGAGGATCTTCGCCAGCTCGGGCCAGTTGACCATGCCCTGGATGGCGGGGTGCGAGAGGTCGGAGATCAGCGCCCGCGTCTTGTTGGCCTGCTCCGACTGACCTGGTGGGGCCATCGAGCCCGCGTCGAGCTCCAGGTCGTACTCGTTGCCCATCGCGTTAGCGGAGGTGTCCACGCGGGCGAACTTGCCGTCACCGACGACCGTGATCCCGCGCGCGCCGGGGTCCATCTCGAAGTTGTCCTCGAGCGGGACTGTCACCGGCGTCTGCGAGATACGCCGGTCGAGGTTGTCCCAGTTCTGGGCGACACGCTGCATCGCCAGCTCGATTAGGAGCAGCTTGAATCTGAACCGCTGGTTGGCCTCCTCGCGCAGCGATGAGACCTCGGTGGCCGTCTGATCGCTGCCTGCGGCGAGGCCCTGCACGACGTCGTTGACCCCGACGACCTCCTGCGCGTTGCGGCGGATCATCTCCGTCGTGCGCTCCACGTCCGAGGACATCTGGCCGGGCGGGAACTGGTAGACGACCTCCGTCGGGTTGCCGTCCACAGGGAGCAGCCCGTTCGGCTGAGACCATGCGGCCTGGATCTCGTCGGGGGCGATCTTGCGACGGTCGTACGCCTTCGGAGCGTTCAGGTTGCCCGTCGCCTGGTCGATCGCCTGATTCTTGATGGTCGTGGACTCGTGCTGGTGGTCCTCGATCATCTCGCCGTCGGAGATCCCGTAGGGCTGGAACAGGTCGGGCGTGTTCTGGAAGTTGGCGAACGGGCGGAACGGGCGACCCTTGGCGTCGAGGAACTTCGGCTCGCGGCAGACGCGCACGGCGATCGGCGACTCGTCACCCGCCACCACGGCCATCGAGCCATCCTGGTAGTGCATCTCAACCAGCGCGATCGGGCCGCCGGTGCTGTCGCCCCACGTGGCCGTACCGAGCCCTGTGGCCTCACGGCGGGCGGCGTAGGTGTCGTCATCAGCCTCGCGGGACGCCGAACCGTAGATCAGCCGCTCAAGCGCGTCGTGGTCGTACAGCTTGTCGCCCTCGCGCTTCGCGTCGCGGGCCATCAGCGCCTTGAGGCCGCGCGGCGTGTGGTAGGTCCGGTGCATCAGGCACTCGGCGTCATGCCAGCGTGCGGCGTCGCTGCTCACGAACCAGTCGAACCAGTCGATGGCGAGCATACGAGGGCCACCGAGGTCGGCATCCCACGGCGTCTTCACCGGCCCGTCGCCGAACAGAAGGAACTGCTTGAACGAGAGCAGCAGCTCCTCGCGCATCCGGGCGGCCGTCATCTGCTGGTTCATCCGCATCTGCTTCGCCTGCTGGTAGTACACGGCCTGCGGATTCTTGGCGGTGACCACCACGCGCGGCGGGTTGATCCCGATGCGCGGGAGGATCGTCTCGATCATCACGAAGATGATCGGGTCGGCGAGGCGCGACCATCCGAAGGGTCCGTTCGCCCGCCCCTTGCCGCCGGCCGATATCTCCTTGCGCCACGTCCGATAGAGCCGGTAGGTCTCCAGCTTGCGGGCCTCGATCTCCCGACGCGACTCCCGTGCCGCCGAGAAGTCCTCGCGGCACATCTCGGCGACCTGCTTGTCGGTGAGATCGTCGAAGATCACGACTACGCCGCCATGCCGGGCGGGTACGCGGCGTTCGGGTCTTCCATCGCGGCCGGGTCCTGGCCGTCTTCCATCGGGAGGGTGGACGCGGGGCCGTCGAGCGTCTCCATGTCGGGACCGCCGCCCATCATCTGCGCGATCATCTGCTGGATCATCTGGGGCGCGGACATCACGGCGGACTGCTGCTGGGCTGCGAACTCGGCCTTGAGCTGCTCGATCTGGGCCATCAGCTTCTGCTGATCCATCTGGGCCATCTGACCGATGATCTGCATCGCGATCGCGGCCATCTGAGCCGGGTCGGTCGAGGCGAACTCGGGGCCGGCCATCGAGTCGGGTCCATCAAGCGTCTCGGGAGGCGCCATGCCGGGGGGACCGGAGGGCGGTGCCATGCCGGGGTCCATGCCGGGGTCCATGACCTCGGGACCGGGCGGCTGCATCATGGCGGGCGGCGCGCCCTGCATCGCGGGGTCGATCATCAGAGTGTCTCCAGTCGCTTGAATCGGAGGGTCGGCGGAGCGGTGCAGTCGAGCTGGTAGACGGCGCGCTGCTGTGGGCGGTGGACGCCTTCGGGCAGAACGACCGAGGACGCCTGGGCAGGAACGAGGATCGGGATCTCGGGCGCCTTGCCACCGCCTCGGAGCATCCAGGTCGGCACGCGGAACCCGCCGCCGTCCATCGGACCGCCCATCAAGGGCAGGCGGGTCTGATGGTTGACGTCGGTCGGCGGCATGTTCTGGATGCGCTGGATGCGCTCGTGCTCGGCCTCCTCGTACGCCGACTTCTCGCCGATCACCTCGGTCTGGAAGGTCTGCCGAGACCAGTAGGGCTTGCGTGCTCGCCACTGGACGCCGCGCTCGTGCTCGAACATCAGGGCTCGTACACCAGTTCGAAGTCACGATTGGGGCCTATGACCCCGGACAGGTTGCTCGCGTAGCCGTCCGGGCCGACAATGATCGGGACTCCGAAGACGCCGTCGTCCCGTTCCTCGGTGAAGCTCCAGGCGATGACAGGGAACCTCTCGACGGGCGACATCTCGTCTGCTTCGGCGACAAGGGTCCATTTCCCGTCGGATGCAACGATGGTCACTTTCGACATCAGTATCCCGTCCTCGAGGAGACGCGCGGCTCGTACTCGGCGACGGCCTGCGCGGGTCGCTGGGCTACGAGCTGCTCGGCGTTGGCGAGCACGCCGGCTGCGATGGCCCACTTCATCACGCGGTCGTCGTTGGCTGACTCGTCGGCCTGGAAGCGGCCGGCGCCCGTGACGTCGTTCGTCGTGACCCAGATGAACCGGCGCATCTCGGCGATCGCGGCCTCGTCGCGGATGCCGAGCGTCTGCTGGTTCAGGCCACGCTGCAGGGATGCGATGGCGAGGTGCCGCGACTGGTCGGTCGTCAGCCAGCCGTAGGTCGTGGCGGGCTTGCCCTCGCGGTCGAGGCGCTCGGTCCGGTAGAGGCGCGGGTAGTTCCACTCGCGCAGCAGGGCGATGACGCCCGCTCCGTGGTTGTTCGCCTCGGGCACGAGCAGCGCCGGCGCACTCGGGCCGGACCACAGGATGCCCGCCTTGACGAGTTCTGAGGCGAGTACCGATGGCTCTACCTTCGCGTGGTAGCTGGCGACCTCGTCCCACGATTCGATGTCGATCACGGACGCGGCCGAGTAGTCGGCGCTGTGCCCGCCCGAGGTGTCCGCCACGATCACGTAATCGCGTCCGGCGGTCGGCCATTCCCAGACCCACCAGTCGCCGGAGGGCTGCTCAACCGGGGCGATGAACGCCGCGTCGCGCTGGAGGTATCCGCGCCACTTGGCAGGCTCGGTCGCGTTGCCGGTGTACCAGGCGAGCGAGGACAGGTCGAAGGCGCACCGACCCGAGGACAGGAACGCCTCCTCAGCGGTGAGCGGGTACTCCTGCGGCCCCAGGTCGCCGAGCCCCTCACGCTCGGTCATCACCCACTCGATCGTCCTCGCGGGGTCGGAGAGGGCACCGGAGAAGATGGTGGCGTAGCCGAGCGCCTCGTGGTTCGTCCACCGCGCCTGGAACGAATCGAAGCCGTTCGCCGTGCCGCCCATCACGATCATGCCGTCGGGCCGGACGGCGGGCAGTAGCGATGCCTCCTGCTCCTCGGGGTGTGGCCACTTCGGGCGCTCGTCGCCGATCAGGAACGCGAGCGTCTTACCACGGCCGGCGGTGCTCGAGGATGGCAGGGATATCAGCTCTGACTCGCCCTCGCGGTGCCCGATGGCGACTCGCGAGAGGGACTCGGCAGAGAGCGGGTAGCGGTCGCGCACCATGTCCGGCAGGCAGGCGTGCAGGCGCATCACCCGCCGCGTCACGTCCTCTGACTCGCGCTTGCCGATCGAGACGTAGGCGCCCGCGATCGCCGGCTGGTCGATCAGCATCCACAGCGACCACAGCGCCAGTGACCACGTGAAGCGGAGCTGCCGGGCCTTGAGGAACATGACCTTGCGCTCGGCGCGCAGGAGGGCGAGCAGCTCGCGTTGCGACGGCCACAGCGGGTTGAACCACTCGATGTCAATGTGCCACGCCATCGCCTCGGGCGTCGCGGTGATGACGTCAACCGGATCGAGGTCGCTCGGCGCCAGCGTGGTCACGCGGTCTTGTCCTCGACCATCGCGCGGGCCAGGCGCTCGAACGCCTCGGGGTCGCGCTGCGCGGCGGCGCGTACCGACTTGCGATCGTCGCGGATGGTCGTCGTCTGATCGACCCTCACCGTGTCGCGGTACTTCTCCGGCCGGCGAGCCTTGAGCAAGAAGATGAGCAGCGTGTCCGATCCGCCGACCGCTCGCTTGCGGGCCACGGATTCGAGGACCTCGGTGCCCTGCTCCACAGCGTCGGCGTACGCGACGGCGAACGCCTCGTCGGCCTGCCGCCAGCGGTAGACGGTCTGGCGCGTGGTCCCTGCCGCCTTTGCCGCCTCCGAGCACTCAGCGCCTTCGCGTAGGGCGGCGAGGACCTGCTCACGCCTTTCGGCGTCACGCCGGACACGGACGGCCTTGGCGGCGTTGGGTGGGGACTGGTCAGCCACAAACAGGAATCCTACGCCTTGACTACTAGCGGAGCAAGTAGTAGAGCGCGACCGTAGGCGAGACAGTCCGCTCAACGTGCCCAC